TGCCCCATCCCCTATCGGTAATCCCTGTGTTGCTGGTTCTCCAGGTCTTTCAGTAGGTGCAAATACGTTAGGTGCAGTAGGAATACCTTGTTGAACTGGTAGGGGAGCGGCTTGTTGTTGTTCGACAAAAGCTTTGTTTGCTCCATAATCAGCATCAGGCAATCTTCTTAGTGGTTGTTTAGAACTACCAGGTCCTCCATCTGTTCTTTGCCCACCTTGTGGTGTAGCTACAGCAGCTGGTTTACTAGGTTGTCTATATCCGCCTCTACGATTCTTTGCCATTAGTAAAATCCTTTGTAATTAAAATTATTATTCCTTCTATTGGTTGTATGATTTGTGTAACTGATTCAGATAAAATATCTAATTCATCTTCTACACCGTATGTTTCATAAACTAAGTCCCAAAATTCTGTATCAAAATATTCTTGCATTTTACATTCCAAATGCTTGCGCCATTGTTGGTACATCTTGACCACCCATCTGTTGTTGCATTTGTTGTTGCTGAATCATAGCTTCTTGCTCAGGTGTCATTTGTGGTTCCTGAGGAGTATAAAATTGTTTCATTATCTCAGTAACTTCAGCAGGGTATTCATAAATAGCTATAGCAGCCATAGTTGCTTGTAAATCACCTTGTGCAGACCTAGCAAGTATACTGTCAAACAATACACCTTCTGCTTTATTTTTTCTAATACGTTCTTGTACCTTAGCTATATTCTCTAAACCATCAATGTTATCTTGTAATGTTTCTACGTCTATAACACCAGCTTGTAATAATTGCAAACCAGTTACAATTTTTTGTGGTTCATCAAATCCTGCCATAACACCATAAATACGTCTTGTTCTAAAATCTCCACCTATATCTGCAAGTGGTGCATAGTTTTCTGCAAAAGCAGAACCATTAAAGAAACCTGCCATAGGTTTTTTAGATACACCTTGTGAGTAAGATAAAACTACATCCATTTCTAATCTTTTAGAATCCATTTGTGTTACAGCTGTTTTAATTACATCTCTGTATTCACTAATCATTAAAGACATCGTGCTATTTAATTCTGATAGACCAGCACCAGTCACAAATGAATTAGGACTTTGTGAGTCATCCGTAACAGGGTAACCGCCGACCATTCGCAACTGACGTTCTAATCTATCAATTTGTTGAAATAATTGATATGGTATGTTGTTCATCGGTTTAGAAACCTGCGTACCAGGAGCTAGATAATTTACTGCAAATCTACCTTTTCTGTATTGTCCAGATTCTATCTCTCCTGATATGTTGGTTTCTGTAAATACGCTATCTTCCATAGCGATTGCTGACATAATGTTAATCTTTGCCATCATTGCCATCAAACCTATTACGTGGTCGTATTGACCTTTAAGTTGGTCAAAAGAAACTTTTTTCATAAACACAAATGGTGGTGTAGATAATACGTTTGGTATAAAGTCAAGAATCATATTACGTTCTGGGAATACTACATAAGTACCACCCATGTCATAGTATTCAATAATTCTTACACCAGAGTATGTGTTATCTTCCCAACCTTGTTCTCTATTATTTTCATAAGACATAAACGGTGTAGCAGTATCTACTTGTGAATCTGTATCGTCATCATCTTGTTTAAGTATTTCTGCAGCAAACTCAGGATAAATTTGTGCAAGTTTATATCTTGGCACACGTCTAATAACAGCCATTTCTCTTGGTTGTTGGTCAGGACCAAAGTTTCCTGGGAATGTATCGTAAGGGTCTCTTAGTTCTGCTGATGGATAAAAGTAACCATTGATGTCTCTTTTAGTTGTTATTACCCAAGCACAAAAACCATAACCAGGTAACCATCTAGATGCTTGTTGTAACTGTGCAAGTAAGTTTTGTTTTTCGTCATAGTTAGAAACAATACGTTCTAATTTTTCTGCACGTATTTTACTTCTTGCAGAATCATTATCATTAGGTACATCTACTCGTACTTGAGGTATACCAGATATTTTTTGTGCAAGTCGGTCAATACCAGACTGCAACATGTTAGGAGCAGGTAGTAAATCAGCATCAGAAGTTTCCATTGTATTACCTAGTAATGCTTTTATACCATCTGCACCACCATTAAGAATTGCTTTTATTCTAGCTTTTTGTACTTGACGTTCTTGAACTAATTTACCTGCAGTAAGTTCTGAAGCGTTTCTAACAATTTCTTGATATGTTTTAGTGTCTAGGTTTTCTATGCCCATGGTGCCTCGTTTGTATCAGTCATCTTATAATCTCCATAACTAGGATTATAGTCTAATCCTATGTCCGCAGTATGTTCTTTTTGCATACGTCTAAAAACTTTCATCGGAAACCAACTAGCCATAACTATATCAGTTTTCTCTTTGTTTCTTTTGGAAACAGGTTTTCCATCGAAGTATAACAGTTGTTGTCGATATTTCTGTACTTTCGCACTACTTTCCCCATCACCAGTAGGTAGATGTATTCTCTTATCTTCAAACAAATCTGCCATGGCACCTACACCATATAGTGGGTCGTGTTTGTTTTTACCAGTCAAGTGTCCTTGTACTGTTATTCCACTACGTAGTGTAAATTCTTTTATTGCAGCATCTTGACGTATAGCAGTTTGGAAACCATTTTCTTCTACTATCCAATGTCTACAATCATACTTGTGTACCCAATCTGACATTTGGTCTAGTGCAGCTCTAATGCCTCCACCTCTTCTATTTTCTAGGTCAACTAAAAATAACTCACCACGGTATTGGTCTATACCCCATAGTACTGATGCTTGATATCCTGATGATGCAGGGTCAAGTCCAGCTACTAAGTATAAGTTTTTATATACTTGTCCTAGTACTAAGTCAGGTCGCATACATTGGTCAACTACGTTCATAGTAAATATTTGTGTACCTTCTACGTATGCTTGATTAAAGTACACCATCTCAAATGTCTGCCTACCACCTGTAGATTCAGCAGAGTGTAACCTAGACATTAACCATTTAAAAGAACGTTTGTTAGACCACAACATACAATCAATATGTTCTGCTTCTATGTGTTCAGGTATTTCACAATCTAACTTGTGTGCAGTTTCTACAATGCTTGTAAAGTTATCTGATTCTAAAAGATGATTATATAAATCATCAGGATGTTGTCTAGAACCAATAACAATTACAGCTGTATGTTCCTCTTTACGACTTGATAATGTTGTAGTCCACCATTGTCTAGTACTTTCTCTTGCACCAGGTTGCATAGTAGTTTGGTGGTCCTCGATGTCATCAGCAATAATTATGTCACAGTCACGTGATAGAATCTTTCCACCCTTACCTACAGCTACCATTGTCGGTGATTTAATACCTGCAACAGTTCTTGTGCCTACAGTAAATTGATTCTGTGACCAGTTCTTACCAGAACGGTTATCTGGCTTAAAAGATGTACCTGGTACACAATATGCATCTCTTAGCTCTTCGTTCGTGTCAAGCACGTCTAGGACTGCGCTAAGGGCATTCTTAGCTATATCTTCGTTCCCACCTACCCACATGATACGTGTGTTTGGATTCTTGCATATCTGATATACAGCAAAGTGTATTAACAGTTCTGTCTTTCCATGTCTAGGGGGGCTTAAGATAAGTAACTCTTTACCGTTTTCTATGCTATCTATAATGTTATTTATCCAGTTAGTGTGAAAAGGAGCGGTGTCATACTGCATACCTAGTTCGGTTCGGAAGTATTTTTGTCGGAAGATAGCGAAATTTTCTAATGCATCCTTTGCGTCAGTAGATAACTCCCAGTCTTCGGCAGCTACTGAGTTTCTAGTATCAATCTTGTAGGCAGCGAGCATGCGACTGACAGTAGCAGAGGTGCAGCCAAGGAGGGAAGCAGCGTGTGCTACCGTCATATCGCCTGTTGCAACTTGGTCAGCTATTCCTTCGCTTACAAAAGCTCGATAATACTGACCTCGCCTAACGCTGGCATAATCGCCCTCGTCAGACTTACGTTCTATATTAATCGGTTTTGTGTCAACTTTCTTATTATGTCGTTTATCTTTAGCAAACTGTCTCTTTTGGCAGGTAGGGGAGTGGAATTTACGCTGTTTGCCTGTTAATTTCTTTCTACAACCCTCTGCTATACAGATTACATTGTGTGATGTTTCGACCATAAAAAACTATCTTCCTGTAGATGTTTGCGTAGTGCTAATTATATGGTAACATACTCTCAAATACAAACACTAAACACAAGTAATTTGTTACAGGTGAAGGTGCAATCGGGATGCGGAAAGCTGCTGACTGGCAAGACAGTACACTAGAAAGACAAAGGCAGTACCCAAGGACTTATAAACAGGTTTAGTTAGCTTCAATAACACTAATGCCCGCTAACGCCCATACAGACAGGGTTTCCTACAGTATTACCAGCATATCTTTTTAGACTTACGTACTATATGTAGAACATCCAGATTGACATCTGGTAGTCATAGGTTATATATAGTAATAGATTTATAGACAGTACATAAATATTCTACATAGGTAACAGACTGTCCTTCCGACTTTCGGAAGTCAGACAGTCTGACACCATATGTATTTATTTTGTAGAGATATATAGTTCTTTAATGTACCTATACATCTTTATGAATAGAAAGGATTTACTATGAATGAATGTTTAATGTGTACATCTACTGACACTAGTTACTATGACGGGGACATAGATGACTATCTATGTAATCCTTGTACTAAACTATTCTAACGTCTTACTCTCCGACTCGCGCGGAGGTCGTAAGACTTACGTTAACTATTATCTATTTAATAAGAAAGGAATAACAATGGATAAATTTACTAATAAGAAACTATGTCGTGTATGTCTATACCCTATCGTATTCAAGAAGGATGCGTATTGGAAACCTGCTAGCAATGGCAAGACATATCCACTTAATATACACTATAAAGATTGTGCGCCAAAAGTATATCTTAATGGCGAAAATGCTTGGGATGTATCAGCACGTGAACTCACACGTATTGATAAGATTAAGCAACTAACACTCTTTAGATAATACTTAAATTAAAGCCCCTTCCGAACTTTCGGAGTACGGGGCTTTATTTAATTTTTTAATATGAAAGGATATTATGAATGATTGTTGTAATGAAGATAATGGAATTATCTTTATAGATAAAATATATAGTGATATAACTTATAAATTCTGCAATACATGTATGGACAATAGTCCAGATAATGTAGCAGGATTAATAGTTGGTGCACTATGAATGATGAAGAGTATGTAGATGACTACATAATAGAAGATATGTATAACTAATTTGAAAGGAAGTTATGGATACTAAAACTATAAACTATTGTCACGAATGTGACGCCACACACAATGTGGATTATATATTCTTGCAGTACCACTGCTAGTATATATCACTTGTCTGTCCTTCCGACTAACGCGAAGTCGGACAGACAACTGATGTATATAGATAATATATGTCAAGCATAAGCCAATAATAGAAAGGATATACTTATGTCAAAACCAATAGCGTACCCTATGGTATGCGGTATTACAGGTGAACCTATCACCGAGTGGAAAGATGTTACGTTCATCACCACTTACATTAAGGGAGTGAAAGAGACATTCCCAATCCATATCAACAAATGGGCGTTGATGGATTTACATAACGCCAGCCCAACATCTAAGAAGTCTCGTGAGGCTTCTGCATCTGAGGCACCTGCCTCGGAGGATGTAGCAGTAGAGGAAGTCGCTGTAAGCGATGAACTCGAAACTGCACCCTATTAAAACCAAGTAGGTTTTATACTACCTATGTACGTTATGTATGTAGGTAGAATAAAGTCTAAGATAGCAAGAAAGGATGCATGTAAATGGATTAGCTATGTAACATAACACTAAATGGTAGTAGTGAAGTAGCCCAGGCGAAAGCACCTGGAAGTAGCTACTACCGATTATGATTTATTAAAAGAAAGGATGACTATATGAGACCAATAACATTTTATTTTATAG